TCAATGTGGGAAATATCGTTACAGCAATTCCATTCGGGATGATTCATCTGATGACTCCTTATAGAATCAATATGGGTGCGTGATGCGAATTTCAAAACTGCAACAGCGCGTTACTGTTCAGCGCAGAAGTGCTACGCTTGATGCGTATGGCCAAGAGATAAATTCTTGGATCAATATTGGCACTGTATGGGCTGAAGTGAAGCCATTGAGCGGTCGTGAAAAATTGCGTTCAAATTCAATGGTAGTTGAATCACAATTGACGCACCAAGTTACAGTCAGATATTCAGAATTATTTGTTCCTCCAACTACTGCTGATGCATGGCGTATTTTATTTGGAACACGCATATTCAACATTACGGCATCTATGAATGTTGATGAGGCTGATAAAACAATCATCTTTGATTGCACAGAGGGAAGTTTAGATGGCCAGTGATCAAAGCATTTCTATAAATGGGCTTGCAGAGTTGCAAAAAATGCTTGATGAACTACCCGCTAAATTAGAAGCCAATATCATGCGAGGTGCTTTGCGGCAGGGCGCAAACATTTATAGAGATCGTGCTAGGGCTAATGCTCCAATCGGTAAAACTGGTAAATTGAAAAAAAGCATCAAAGTCAAAACAACTTTAAGAAAAGGCAAAGCCGTTTCACAAATCGTTGCGGGTGGCGGTGACGCATGGTATGCTAAATTTGTTGAATTCGGAACTGCATCTTTTTATGAGGGTACTGGTAGAACTGTTGGAGCACCATATAAAATAGAGCCTAAGAACAGGAAGGCTATGAAATTTGGAAATGTCTTCACAGAATCCGCAGTCCATCAAGGTGTCAGGCCAACTGCATTCATGCGTAAAGCATTTGATGGTGGAACGACAGAGGTGATTGAAGATGTGGCGGCATATATTCGTATGCGTATTGGGCGAGAGATGATTAAAGCATTATGAATCCAGAACTAATAATTGCCGCAATGCTAAATACAGCAGGAATTACCACATTGGTAAGCACTCGCAAAGCGATGTCGCAATTGCCACAGAATACCGCCTTCCCTGCGCTCGTATATACAGTTATTGATGCTGTGCCATTGCCGCACATAAATTTCGCCACAGAACGCCAAATGGCAAGAGCAAGAGTGCAGATCAATCCGCTTGCTAAAACAATGGCAGAGGTGAAAGCAATCCATGACCAAGTTCGCTTGGCGATGGACTTTAAATTACAACAGACATTTGCGGGTAAGACAGTTATCAGTAGTCGCCTAGATTTATTCGGAACACCTGAAAAAGATTTAGATACTGGTACTTGGACTCAATCCGCAGATTATTTGGTGTCTTACTATGAGTGAGACACAAAACAGTTTCAGGCATTTGCTTGAAAATTCTGCTCACATCCCTGTGGGCTTTTTTTAAAACCGAGAGGAAAAGACCATGACAGTCCGCACATCCGCAGGGACAACACTTCGTGTTACTGCGTCAGCACCCGCTACCTTCAATAGCGCAGGGTATAACACCCTGTTTACAACATCTCCCGTCCCCGCACTCGTTGGTGAAATCACCGACTTGGGCGAGTTTGGTCGTGAGTATGCTCTGGTCACGCATATGCCAGTTGGCTCGCGTGGCACACAGAAGTTCAAAGGCTCATTCAACGAAGGCACAATCACTTTGTCTTTGGGTTTGGACACCGATGACGCAGGTCAGATTATTATGAAAGCCGCAAGCATTTCTGATAACGACTATTCGTTTATGGTGACCACACAGAATGGTGACAAATACTATTTCAGGGCGCAAATCATGTCTTGGAAAGTAGGCGTTGGCTCTGTTGATTCAATCACTACTGCAACTGCAACATTGGAAATCACAACCAATGCCGCAGGAGTTGGTATTGTTGAAGCACTAGCCGCTTAAAGAATTGCCGTAAATGGCAACACGCGCACCTACTCGGGTCAGTTCGCATCCTTCGCGGGGTGCGGCTGATTCGAGCAAGGGCAATAACTCTCCCCGCGAAAGGATTACTAAAATGTTTGATATCTCAGAACTAGCAGTCAAAGACACAGCCATCGTTGAATTGGAAACAGTTGAAGGCGATGCATTGCTTGATGTTAATGGAAACCAACTTTCAATCACAGTCTATGGTCCAGGAAGTAAGGCTTTCCAAAAAGCACAAAGCATCCGCAATCGTGCCATCCTTGAGTATGTGAAGAAGGGTGGAAAGAAGATGAAAGAAGGCGAACAGCGTGAGCTTGATGCTGAGTTTTTATCAGCTTGCACAGTCAGCTTCAATGGATTTGGATATAAAGATTTCACAGGAGTTGAAATGTTTAAAGCCGCTTATCTTGATTCAGCCATCGGCTTCATTACTGAACAAGTAAATAAAGCCGTTGGTGATTGGGCAAATTTTACTCAGGCATCATCGAAGACCTAAGTCTTTATGCGAGACAACTGGCTTGGTTCAGATCAATACCAGTTGTCAAGCAAGAGAAATCGGTTGCATCAGGTGATAAGCAAGCTGAGTTAACACGCGCTGAGAAGATTCAAAAAAATGGCGGGAAGCCATTGATGCCTGATGTTGGTGATGCTGAATATGTGATAACCTATTGGCAAGATTTAGGCATGGTAGAAATGGGCGGGATGGGTTCAATACCATTGACCGCAAAAGAAATAATATCGTGGCAACAATGCACAGGCGTTGAGCTTTCAGCTTGGGAATACAGAGCGATCAAACAAATGTCACAGGCATATTTGATGCAAGCTAAAGAGAGCGAAAAGCCAGAGTGCGAGCCGCCATTCGGTGATCCAGTAAATGAGTTCGATAGAACTATCGTGAGCAAAAAAGTCGGCAATGCTTTCAGGGCATTCATTCAGGCAAAAAGGTAAGTCATGGCAACAACAGTCGGGCAACTAACAATCGAGATGGCGGCTAACATTGTTAGACTCCAACAAGATTTAGATAAAGCCAAGAACTCTGTTCAATCGGCTATGTCTTCAATACAGAAGTCAGCAAGCGTTGCGGCTACTGCATTGGGTGCGATTGGAGTTGGCTTATCGGTTGCCGCTTTTACTGGATGGATTAAAAGCGCGATAGATGCCGCAGACGAAACCAATAAGATGGCGCAGAAAATTGGTGTCGCTGTCAAAGATGTAGCAGGGCTTCAGCTTGCCTTTAGACAGGCGGGTATTGATAGCGGTGCGCTACAAACAAGCATGAGTAAATTGTCTGTCGCTATTGCGAATGGCAATGATGCTTTTGTTGCTATGAACATCAGCACTCGGAATGCAGATGGATCGCTAAAGTCCACTCGTCAAGTCTTGGGCGAAGTCGCTGATAAATTCAAATCATACGAAGATGGTGCAAGCAAGACTGCATTGGCTGTCCAGTTGTTTGGCAAAGCGGGTGCTGATTTAATTCCATTGCTTAATGCAGGAGCAGACAGCTTAGATCAGTTTGATGAGATGGCTCGTAAGCTAGGTTTAACAATTAGCGATGAGACAGCCGCAAGAGCCGAGAAGTTTAATGACACATTGGATTTGATGGGTCAAGGATTCCAAGGTATTGCAATGCAAGTAGCGGCTGAATTGTTGCCAACTCTTGAAGGTCTTGCAGATCAATTCTTTTCATCAATGACAGAAGGCGACCGCTTGAAACGAATTGCTGAAGCATTAGCTATTGGGATGAAAGGTCTGTACATAGTTGTTGTCTTAGTTTACGAAGCTGTTGCCACAATGGTTGATACGCTATACACAGCAGGTCGACAAATCTACGCTGTGATGACGGGTGATTTTAAAGGTGCTGTGCAGTTGGGTACTGATTACGCTAATCGCCTGAAAACAAATTGGACTGGTGCATTAGAAGAAGTTGACAAAGCATGGAACGCTAACGGAAGCACAGCAGTTTCCACAATGACAGCGATCTCTAAGGCGGCAAAGAAAGAAGCACCTTATGTGAGCGATGCTTCAAAGAAACAAGCGGATGAGTTAAAGAAGTTAGAAGAAGCATATAAAAAGTTATTGACTAGCGTTGATGAAAAGATTGCAACGAACAAAGCTGAAGTTGATTCAACTGAAAAATTAACTGAGTCACAAAAGCTAGAGATCAAATACACAAATGAAATTGCGGCAGGAACGCTGAAGCTGACTAAGGCGCAGAAAGATAATTTATTTGAAAAGCTGAAGCTCTTAAAGATTA